TCCGGTATCCCGACCAGCGGATTGTCCATCCCGGTCTGGGTGATGATCATCTCCTGCTTGCCGGCAATCTGGCTGAGCATCGCCAGCCGCTCCATGGGCATGCCCTTGCCGCCGACGTTCACCGATGCCTGCCATTGGGTGGCGAGCGCGCGGGGGTCGATCTGCACGAACTCGCCGCGGATACGGATGGTGTTCGGCCGGTCCTGCTGCCGCGCCAGCATCTTCAACAGGCCATGATAGAGCGGCGCCAAGCCGCTTTCGGCCAAGGTCCGCGCCATCATGTCGAGGCGGTCCTGCGCGGCGGATGTCTGCTGGCTAATCGCGATCGGCGCGGTGCTCTGCAGCTCGTCGACCGTCAATCCCTGGCTGGCTCTGGTTATCCCGGTACGGGATTCACGTACCGCCTCGAGCACATCGAGGATCGGTAGCGCCTCCTTGCCCTGGAACGGCTTGACCAACTCGGTCACCGCACCCTGCTGCGCCACGCGGATGATGCTGCCGATCGCGGTCTGGCGGATGTCCGCCTGATTGACCTGGCCCAGCGTCATCACGGTGCGCGGATACATCGACTGTCCGAGGCTATCGAGGGTCGCGCGCATCACCCGGCTCTGCAGCCGCTGCAGGTCCATCACCATGTCGGCCTGCGACATGCCGATGACGCGGCCCGGTTCCCTGTACGGCGTAAAACACGCCAGCGGGATCTCGTCGCAGCGTTCCCACTTGATCAGCCGCACCATGTCGCCGAGGCAATGCACGTGCAGCAGTTCGGCGCGGTGGTCGTTGTCGGCGTCGCAGCGTATCCAGCCCTCGATGTAGCGGCACATCGCCATAGATTTGTCGTTGGGCGGCCCGCCGCGCATGTTGTAGCCCGACAGCGGATCGCGCGACACCGCCTCGGTGCGGCGCCAGATCGACATGTCGCCGACCGTGTTGGTCAGCACGTCGTACTCGGGCAACCCGGCCTCAATCAACTCGGTGGCCGGCACGTCGCGGACGTGAAACACCGCGCGCGCCGACGCCACGGTGTTAGCGTCCGGCACGATCCAGACGCAATCGGACGGCACGTTCTCGACCACCGGCCACGCCTGCTGCGCGGTGCGGTGGATGGTCGCCGACCAGTACTCCGGCGGTCCGCCCTGCTGCAGATACATCATGCCATCCGGCGTGCGCTGTATCGCCTGCATCTCGTCCTGCGTCATCGGGCGTCTGATGATGCGTTGGGTTTCGATGCCGGGCTCGGACAGCAGCAGTTGCAGTTGCGGCAGCAGCAGGTTGTTGCACACCTCGACGCGAGACTCCTGCAGCTTGCCCCAGTGCCAGCGCACCCAGCCGGCTTTGCGGGTCAGCGCATCGAGCAATGCATCGTGGAGGATCTGCCAGCCTGGGTTGGCGGTGAACAGCGCCCATCGTGCATAGTCGGTGGCCTGGCGGGCGAGCAGTGCGGCCTGCTGGTCATTGCCGGTGATTTCATAGCTGATCGGCTCGAACGACACCGGGTCTTCCACCCCGGTGAACACCCGCAACAGGGAGGGCAGCGTGCTGCGGATGGTGTCGCGGACGACGGTGAGCACCAGATGGCTGCGGCCCTTGAGTTCGGTCTCGTCGCCGAAGCCCTCGCCGCGATAGTATTTGTTGGCGCTGATGCGCTCATTGTGCAGGTAGTTGTCGTAGGTCTGCGCGTTCTTGAAATAGAACTGCACAATGCCCTGGATTTCGGTGTCTGTCTTACCGAGGCGTTCGTAGATGATTTCCTGCTGCCAAGGCACCTCATCGGGTTTGCTGGCTGGTATCAGCCCTTTGGCATAGGGCCGGATGGCTGCCGGTATGTCGCTATTGTCGTCTGGCGGTATGTCGTCGCGCTTCGGCGCGATCAACTGCATCAGGACGTGTTCCTGGCCGATCGGCGAGCCGGTGGGGCGCAGCAGCGTGGGGAGTGGCGGCAGCGGCGGCGGCGTTGATGCGGCCATGCCTTGTGACTGTCCAGGCGGCATGCCTTGCTGCGGCCCAGGGGCCTGACCACCAGGTGGCATCATGCCAGGCGGAGGCATCTGGACGCCGGGCGGCGCTCGACGCGCGGCCATCAGCGCCATCGCCTGCTGCGGGTTCAGCGCGCCAGGCTGTTGCGGCGGCATCGACCCGCTCATATCTGACGGCCCGTATAGGCGAGTTGCTGCATCCGATGGCACGCCCGACAGACGCGGTAGCCGTCCTTGTGTATAGCCGTATTCTCCGGCGTATACTCATGCCCCTGATGGCAATGGGTGCGGGCCCGGCGCCGCACGTAATAAGCGTCGAGTTCCCGCCCGGTTATATGCCCGCGACGCACGCCGTCTGACGTGTTCATGGCATGAGTGCCCCAATACAGATGTTCTGGGTTCACACACAACGGCATGTCGCAATGGTGACAGGCGATGGCGGCCGAAGAGGGGCGTGGCCGCGCATGCAGCATCAGCGAGATATGCGTGGCGAGCGCCGTCGAATGGGTATGACGGACCCGCAGCTTGCCATACCCCTTCTGCACGGCCCCATCCCACCACCAACATCCCGTGTTCGGGCACGGCGAGACATAGCGCCAGAAGCGTTCTTCAATCGGCGTTGGCTCGGGTCCCATCAGTGCATGCCGCTCATGTGTCCATGTCGGCACTAATTATGGCGGCGGCCTGCATAACCGTATATCCTTGCTTCTGCAACCAATTGGACCAGCGCTGATTAGCGGCACGGACCCCTTCCATACGCGCTCGGAAAAGCGCCGGGTTGGCACGGCTTTCTGCGGCGTCGTAGTGCGCGCCGTAGATTATGCTTTCCAACTCGTTCCGTATGCTGCCGCTCATCGCCACCACCCGAACAGCAGCAGGATGAGCAGCACGAGCACGACGATGCCGAGGCCGCCGATGCCGTAGCCGTAATACGGATAGGTGCCGTAATAGCCGCCGCGCCAACCCCAGCCGCCACCGAATAGCAGCAGGATCAACAGCACGACCAGAATCAGGCCGAGCGGGCTCATACGATCATGTCCCTAGCAGGCCACCAACGCGCGGGCCGGTTCGATTCAAGCCCGGATCGGTGTTGCTCCATTGCGGCATTTGTTCCATGTTAGGATCAACGCTCGGGTCAACGTGACTTTTAAGCGCCTGGACCCACGGCGAGTCAGTGCTGGGCTGCTGATACCTTTGCTGGAGCGCTTGCAACGATTGCAAGAGGTCAACGACGTTCACACTTCCATCTCCACCATGGGCGGCATGACCGGGTTCGGATCGAACAGCCCGCTGTTCTGCTCGCTGGCCACCATCATCCCATGTTCCGCCAGGGTCAGCATCAATGCGTCGGCCGCGTCCGGGCTCGGCAGGCCACGCATGCGCATGCTCTGCTTGTCCTCGATCTTCAGCTTGCCATCGGAGGTAAACACATACTTCGGCGCCACCAGATCATCACGCAGTTGCTCATCACGCGGCAGCCGGACGCGGCGGCTCTGGAGCCATTCGCGGACCCGGTGCCACAGCTCATCGCGGAGCCGCATGAAGCGTTCTTTGGTGGATGACTGCTCGCCGACATTGATACCGAGTATCGGCAAGCCCTGCTCATGCAGCCGGTCAACCACGCCGGCGCCGACGCCGATGCTGTCAATGACGATCAGCTTCGGCTTGGCACCTGCTAGGTCATACTCAGCCTTGACCGCGCCGGCGACCGCCATGGTGTCGAAGCCGCGCCAGCGCCGCGGCATCTCGGTGACCACGTAGCCCTTGCGCTTGACCAGGCAGGAGGCGTCGTTGCCAAACCGGGCACAATCCAGTCCCCAGAGCTCGGGCGCGGTGGCATCGAGCGGCACGTCGCGCCCCATCGCGGTGTCCACCAGTTCGGCAGCGATGAAGCTGTCATCGTCCGCACTCGGAAACTGCCCCAGCACACGCACGCGATAGGCGTTGGAGTTCTCGCCGTAGCGGCGCGCCATCTCGTCGATGTAGTCGGGCGTGACCCGCTTGGACGCAGCGCTCGAGACGGTCATGCAGTGCCAGCGGTCGCGCTCCAGTGTGTGCACCCGCCAGAAAAACCCGGTGTTGCGCGTCGGGTTGCCGATTAGCAGCGTGATGGCGCCGGCACTCGACATGCTGCCTGACGCTGCCTCGTACACCGCCTCGTCTATGCCGGACGCCTCATCGGCCACCAGCAGGATGCTTGAGCTGTGCAGGCCGGCCATGGCCTCGGGCTGATCGGCGCGCGATGTCCTCGCGGTGATGAAGCACTCGTTGTCGCCCTTGAGCTTGATGTGATCGGCGGTGATGTCCCAGAGCGAACGCCAACCCTCGGGGAGTCGATTGAACCATTTGTGCGTCTCTGGCACGAGCACATCGAACAGCTGCGGCGCGCTGGGTGCGGTGATGGCGCATTTGAACGGAGCGTGCGTGTTGGCGAACCAGCAGATAACCCAGGCGGCGAGACAGGACTTGCCGACGCCGTGGCCGCTTCGGATGGCAAGCCTGGTATGGCCGCGGGCGAGCGCGCGCAATGCTTCGAGTTGCCACGGGTCGGGTTCTGCCTGCAGCACCTCGCGCACGAACGCGATCGGAGCGCGGGCATAGCGGCCGATGGCGACGTGGAAGGGATTAGGCGAGTTGGCGATCGCCTCGGCCCAACCGGACGGCATAGCCTCGGTGTCGATCGGCGCGTGCGGCTTAGCTGGTTCGGCGGCGTGGTTGAGTGTGAGGGCCATCACATCACGGTGGTTTCGCCTGCCGTTGCGCGCGTGTCATGGCGTTGCGCGCGGCGCCTTGTTTGGTCGCCTTCACGCTGCCGCGCTTCAAGTCTCCAGCCTTTTGTAGTGCTGCGACCGCGATTGGCCACGCGCTCTTGGCCGCGACGCCGCGGCCTTTGATGCGATTGACCGCTTTGTCGAGAAGCCCCGGCATATTGCCTCCTCAGTCATTCCGTGGGTGTTGGCGCATCGAGCAGGTTGGCGGGCAGCGGCTGCTGTTCGCTGTCGATGGTTTGCGGCTCGGCTTGGCGTTGCGCGAGTTCGGTCGAGATGGCGACGGCGGCGAGCAGGTGCAGGTGGGTGGGTGAGTCGCGGCTACCGACGTTCAGTTCCTGCTGCTCTCTCCACCCCATCCGCGCCTTAGTCCACCAGATCGCGGCGGCGACGTTCTTGTCCTGCGTCGCCATGGTGTAGAGCGATGAGGCCACGCGCATGTTGGCCTCGATCGCGCCGGTGTCGAGCTCGCGGCGGAAGTGCTTGCGCAGCGTCTTGTCATCGATCTCGAGGAAGCGCGCGATGTCGTCCTGGATGATGCCGAGGCCGGTCATGGTGGTGACCTGGCGGCGCTGCTGGTCAGTCGGCTGATACGGTGGCTTGCCGCGGTGTCGCCTCGACATGCGCTGCTCCGAATGGTGTGCCGTCTGGGCGGGTCGCGACGCCGCCGGTGAACGCCTGCCAGCGCAGCACGGCGACGTCGCAG